AAGCCCCAAGCTACAAGCCTCAAGCTTAAAGCCACAAGCCGCAAGCTCCCTGATCCGTGAACCATGGAAAAGTTTCACGAGCCTCGGACCGAGGGCCTCGGCTAAGATAAAAGTATTTCGTGGATGTGCAACATGCCACGCAATTTGGTGTGGTGAAAATTTGAGTTTGTTAGCTCGGGTTATCTTTAATTCGACAGTGAAAAAGTGGCCAGAACTATTGTAGCCCAACAGATCAGGCATACCAAGTATGCTAAGGTTTTCAATCCTATTCCAGATAATTGAGGGAGTTTTGGTCTTAAGTTTTTTATATAATTTAGCTTCTGGACCCATGCGTTTTTTGGGTTAACCTCAGTAGTCATTTTGAAGTTTATCTGGCAGTATAATATTAGATGGCTTTGCAGTTTTTAAAACTAATCTATGTGATGTGTGTCCTACGTGTCCTACAATAGGAATAGAATTTTCATGCACTTCCATTCTTTTTACTTCAGCAAGTTTACCACCCACCTCTACAAATATGTGTGCATTCTTGATCGCGTCTGAGCCTTCAGTAAATTTACCAAGAAATTCTTGTAAGTCTTGTACACGCATTAGAATCCAGCTTTTTTCAATTGCTCTATTCTATTAGCTAGTTGATCTGCTAATCTTTTCTTATCTTTCTCAATTTCAATAATCTTAGTTGAAAGCTCCTCTATAATTCTTCTAGAACCCTCTAACGAATTCTGATCTTTTATCCACTGAGATTCTTTTTGTTTCCACTCCCAAATTTCTTTTTTATACCCTTCAATTAAAAGAGGTAATTCTTCTGTTTCTTTGCGTTCTACCATTACATTCCTGACTTTCGAGCACCATAAATTCTTTCATTTAAGTGATCGTGTAGTTTCTTATTCTCTTCCTCAATCTCTGTCAATCTTTCTTGTAATTTTCCATTAAGTTTTTGATGAGACTCATTAACCTCAAGAGAATTTGCTAATGCGTCTTGAGCTTCCTTAACTCGATTCGTTTCAATTCCTTTAAGAATAGTTAACTCTCCCTCAGCTTCCTGACGGAGCTTGTGCTCCTTGTTATATTTCTCTTTCCAATGTATTTCGCCTCTATCTTTCCTAGCTTCTCCTATTATACAGGCACCAGCTTCCTGTTGACGATCCTTCTCCCTATATATCTCTAGTTCCCTATAAGTTTTATCTGGAAATTCTTGCGCTAATTCATGTATTGTTTTTTCTTTCGACATATTGACATTTTATCAATGTTAACTTAAATTGTCAAATATGGGAGTTCCTAAAAGATTAACTGAGATGCAAAAGAAATTCGCCGAATTCGTAGTATTCGGAGGAACTGAGGGACCTATGACTCAGGGCGAGGCAGCGATCGCTGCTGGATATGCAAAGGACAGCGCAAGAGTCGAAGGATCACAACTATTGAATCCTAGATACAGTCCCTTAGTAGTTCAATATGTGGGTAGACTCAAGGAGGAGAGATTAGAGAAACACAAAGTTACTTATGATACTCATGTGGCTGAGCTAGCTCGTTTGAGAGAAGCTGCTCTGAAGAAGAATTCATTTTCTGCTGCTGTAAACGCTGAGACGAATCGAGGCAAAGCAGGAGGACTATACATAGAACGGAAAATAATAAAACATGGGAAATTAGAAGACATGTCAGAAGAAGAACTAGAAAACAAAATGAAACAAATTTTAGACGATTACGCACCGATTTTAAACGTTACACCAGAAACCAAAAAGCTGTCCAGTAAGACACCAGATAAGCAGCCAACACAGTTAAAAGAAAATAAAACCACATCTAATGAGGAATCAGAGTTAGACAGTAAAGAGCTACCACAAAAAACACAATCATAGTAACAACAAACATATTATCGGGATTCCACATTTAATCTCTCCATTCCAGTTATAACCCCTCTAGGGAAGACATTCCGATCTGAATATGCTTCATCCTTCGAGTCATAACTCGCAAAAGTCCAAATGAATCTCTTGGTCTTTTTGTATATATATCCAAAGGAGACCATCTTAGAGCATTCGAACTTATCGAACTCATCAGCCGTAGCATGCCCACCGTCCGCAGTAATGTCAAGCCATGATATCTTATAGAAATAATACTTCTTCTTATTAATCACGACATGCCTGTATTTTGATTTCTTCCGTTTCTTTGCCATATACAGCTATTATATATATTTTTATCTTTTCTTTTTCAGCTTAAAAACTCTGGCAGATGGCAAATATATATATAAATATATAGATTAACTATATATACCAATGACTCTAGACGTTTTTAGGTCTGCCAACCGACCATTTTTTTCTGCCACGTCTGCCAATTGATTGCCTTATTTATGACACAATTGCCTAATTTGTGCCATAATGTCGCCTTAATGTTGCCATCTTTTCTTCAGCAAAAGCGACTTTAGCCAGCAATTTATCAATATCTTCGATAATAGCGTAATGGCCTGGTACTACTTCACCCTTCAGGAGAGCATCAATCTTAACTAATGCTGCTTCCCCGTCCGCTTGGTAGCGTTTGATCAGGGCCTGAAAGATTCTTTCTCTTATTGTGCCTGCGTCTCTCGTCATTTATCCTCCTCAAATTGCTTTAATAATTCTGTTGTGTCTATTTTAGGCTCACGTAATATTTCGTAATACTGATCTAATCTTTTTAAAAACTTGTGTTTCCACGATCTTAATTCAACCCCTTGAAACCTGAATTCTTGCAAATATAGGTCAGGAGTACATACCATTATGATTCCTTGTTGAATATTAGAGCCATGAATATAATCGTGGGCCATGGCATATGCTGCAATCTGCATGTAATAGTCATCAATCCATTCTTTCCTTTTGGGCTGATTTGCCTGTTTAAAATCTACAATAGTATCTATATCGTTGTGGATACACACCAGGTCCGTGCTCCCTGCATAAAGGCCAGGATAGTACACCGTCACCTCGGAGCCATAATATTCATCTATCGGCGTCAGTCCCTTCTCAATCACCTTGTGGGCCATGGTCTTTGCTTGTTGTCCCAGTGAAGTTAAATCCTCGTAGCCTTTCCCCAGGATATAAGCCTCAATAAACTTGTGCATGGAAGTCCCACGTTTTGAACTAATATTCTTAATCACTTCAGCCTGGGCTTCCCCCACCTTGGCTTTCCATTTCTTCAAGAATCCCTGGTCCTTGGTCCGTGATAGGATAGTCGTGACACTGGGTAATCTCGCACCCTGTACGTCATACGTTCTCTTTCCCTCGTCATCGGACCTTGGAACACGGACATAATTATATCTGTCGTTCTTTTTCACTTATTTTCTCTTTTTAGTTTTTCTTTTTTTAGTTTTCTTTTTCTTCTTAGCTTTTTTCTTTTTAGCCATCGTTACCTCCTTCTTTAATCGGTTATAGTCATCTTCACTGATGTCATCAACACCGAATTCTGCTTCATCCGTCATTTATCTAATTTCTTTATATCCTTGAGTGTTTCAATATCTTTGAAAGGAACCAGAGTAATCTTATCCTTTCTTCCTTCGCGTTGATAAATATGATAGGGCTTCTTACCCCTTGCGTATGAATTTTTTTTTAATTTTTCTTCGACAAAACTCAGGAGTTCTGCTCGATTTACCATCCACCAGCTTTCTTTCCGTTCAAAAATAATATAGTTTGCACTCCCCTTAAGCCATCCAGGATTTCCCCTGACGTTGGTTCCTTCCACCCAGGCGCATTCGTCCTGTGTTTGAGAGTCCCAGCGATTCATTTTCTTCATGCCTTTAATATCAAACTTGAGTGTTCTTCCATTCAGATTTCCTTCCACATCCCAATGTTCATATTTGTCCTGTTCGGAATTGGCCCATAAAATATCGCTCAAATGTCTTTGAGCAAATGCTTGTTCAACGAGTTTAGCGTTCCTTCTAAATTCTTCCCAACTCAATTCAGCCTCACTTTCTTCATGTTGTAGGGTTTGACGGGAGCATTTTTAATCACTTCCATCATCTCTTCATACTCGTCATCACTCAACTGTGTTTTATAGATTCTTTGAGCAATCGCCATCATGGTCCCTGCTATGAGTTCAGGTGGCTTCTGATGATCGTTCAAGAGATGCATTGCATGCTCGAAGAATTCATCGTATATTTTTGTATAATCATCCATTTAGAGACTCTCCAAATTTTCCTTCCCACGCGTAGGATCCGTGGTGCTTGGTTGTGGATTCAATGTTCGCATAGATCGTAAAATCATTGTCCTTAGCCAACTGACAAAAGGAGACATCTTCACCAACGCTGTAGCCATCTTTAAAGGCAAAGTCGAAGAAGTTGTAGTAGAACTTATGACTCGCTCCTGCATTCGGTACGGCTTGGTTAGTAATTTTTAAATCGTCGTGATTTTTTATAATTCTTTCAAAGACTTTACGATCAATGAGCATCAGACCCGTGGGCCCTGCTTCAATTTCCACCAGTCCTCCAGGTAGAATGGGAATAGTTTTAGGATCTTTAAACTCAACGGTGTAAATATGTTTGTTGAGTTGTTCTGCTTTCACTCGATAAGGAGTACAGATAATTTCTTTCTGGGCCACTAACATTCTAATCACGGCTTCAGGTTCAAACTCGACATCCGAGTCGATGAAGAGGAGGTATTGATACTTCGTGGTTAAAAAGACAGAGGCAAGATAGTTTCTCGCCTGGTGAATGAGAGGAGATTTCATCGTATTGATTCCAACTTCAATTCCACTCTTACCCAATTGCTGAATGAGTTTGATAACCGATAACATGGTATTGATTTTAACCGAGTCATAGCACGGCATGGCAATGTAGATCGTCGGTTTTAATTGTGCGGACATCTTGTCTTTTTCCATTTTCTATATCCTTTGATCCATTCATCGGGATCGCGTTGTTTCCAGCGTTTATCCCACGCCCAATTATAAATTCTTCCTGAAATTCGTTCGATCCACGCTAAATATCATAAAACGTGTAGCGTACCGTCACTTCCTCTCCTTTTTTAATATCTTTAACTACTACTAGATTCCATTTCTTTGTGGCAACTTTAAGACGGGGATCATCTTCATTATTAATTTTTAATTCTACCTTAATTGTATTAGCCTCATTGGCATGATTAATAAATCCTCCCAGCGGAGTTCGAATAATTCCTGATCCAATCGCAACATGACTCATTCCTAAATTCGTTCCTTTCTTAATCTCTTGGTCAGCAAAGAGTCCTAGACCATTAATCCCTGATTGCTTTATCGTTAGCGATTCGGGTAAGGGTTTGTACATGTTCTTTTCCTTTTTCATAAATATGTTTCTTTATACTTTTTTCTGTACTCATAATGGTTAATACATCAATACCATTATACATTTTAGCGTAAGTATTTTGGCTAATGGCCAAAGAACTCCCGCTCACAAGTAGTGCAAACTCACTGCAACCGCTTGCGGTAATAAGTATTATAAATAAAATCGTCAACTTCAGCTTGATCATAATTCTTAATCTCCCCGTTCGACTCACAGACCCAACATTGTTTTACTTGGGTGAGGTTCTGATTGTCTACCACATTTAAATATCCATTACCATGGCAATTGTCGCAGATCTTAGTTCGTTTTGTAGGTACCATTAATTCTTTCATGTTTCTATTTTGTTATAAATTCTAGGGCCTCCACCTTTTTTACCCATGTCTTGATAATAAAAATTCTTTTTAGCTTTCGCTGCATAATAAGAGTTTCCACTTAAATGTTTTTTTCTATATTTTTTTCTTCCTCGTTTAGGTCCTTGACAATAATGAGAAGTGATGGGCACAT